CGCTCTCATCCTCTGCAGGATCGAGGGGGTGACCGTTGGCGAAATGCGAAAAGCATGTGGTACGCCGGAAGCCGTCACTGGCGTCGAGATACTCGCACGCGAGGTCCCAGAAGTACTCCGAGACACCCGGCACGCTGCACTCTACGCCATCGTCGCCGAACTTGAGACCGATAAGCTCAAAGATGAGCCGCATGACGGGACAGCGCTGCGTCGAGTTGACGCGAAACCTGTTTTGGCAGGCTGTCCAGTCTACGGTGTCATACTGAGGAATTGCATAATGAAGCACGCCCTGGTTCTGCAGCGTCTTGAGCTGCTGACGGAACATCTCCTTGGTGAACCAGTCGGCTTCGCCGGCCGCCTTTGCGTCGGACTCCCCGTCGTTTCGTGGGAAGCCCGAAATCTCTCCATCCTCATCGATCATCTGCTTGAAGCAGAGCGCGAGGAGGATCGTCATATATGAGCGGAAAGCGAACACGAGTGTGTTGAGTATTGTAGTGATGCCGGTGCCACTAGCGTTCTTCCACTTCGTGCTCTTGACCTTGTGCCCGACCTGGACTATGAAGTTGAAGCACTCGTAGTAGGTCTGGAGAGCCCACGCCTTGTGGGACATTCCGAGGTCGGGGTCGTGCTCATCTGAAAAGAAATGCCGAATGATGTCAGCGATGAGCGTGGCTGACTCCTCCGTGTGGGAGTCGTCAGCCGACTTGTAGTCCACCTGGGGTATCGGGCCTGCCCCGAACTCCCTGGCCATGCGCTTTGAAAAGTCATGCTGCGCGGCCATGGCTTCGCCAAGTTGCCGGGGGTTAAACCCCGGGCAGTACCATGCCACGCCGTGGCTGTCCTCGTTCGCCTTGAAGATGCGCTCCAAGGCTTGCCCGAGTTGGCCAGACTTAATGGACAGGTCGTGAGGCGGCCCCTGGACCATGCGCGGGACGCCTTTCTGCTTGGACACTTCATTTGCCTTGATGAACCCGTGTCCGATGTTGTCTCCCGGGCACTCTCCGACACCCCAGTTGACTTCGTTGGCGCGCTGCGACGGGCGCGTCCGTTTCTCAAGCACTTTCTCGCGAGGTGGGATCGTGATGCTTCCGGGTTTGCACCCGGTATGCTCCTCAAGGCCCTTAATGAACTCTCGCTGACAGAACTCAGCGAACTTGGCCATATGGGGCCCCCGCTTCTTCGTGTTGCCTTCGCCCAAATGCTCCTCCACGCCCTTCTTGAGGGCTGCTTCATTGGAGGCGATGACACCGTAAGTTGCGGTCCCAGTCACGATACTTGGCGCCTGCTGCACAGCCTTCGCCGTGCGGTCCTCTTCCGGCTCCTCGGCGCCCATGTTGTCCCGCGCGAAATTCTCGGCCTCGTAGTATACGATGCAGGGGCGTTCCTCGGGAACGCCCAGCACCTTGAGCAACTCGAGGAGACTCGTGCAGTCGGGGGCGGAGACGGTGCCGCCTGGGAGGAAGTCCTTCATGAAGAGTCCCAGGCGTTGGAGGATCTCTCGCGATGTGAGCCCGTGCGCCTTGCCCCCGTTGGCATGGAGATGCTCGAGGTGGCGCAATACCGGCGGCGTGATGGTAGCGGTGCCGTCGGCGGAGGTCTCATCTTGGTAGCGCGTGTAGACGTAGTGTTTCTTG